TAAAGTACCACCTAATACTCCAGGAAAACCCGTTACATGCGCAACATGGGCTGGAAATTATGACGATAAGTTGAGTACAAATTTTAAAGTAAGAGACTTTACAGTAAATGCATTTTTCAAAAATGAACTTATTGATTATGCAGGTCTTACAGCGAGCCAACGTTGCTGCAATTTGCAAGCTTTAGCAGTTAATATAGCTGAGCCTTTACTAGCTAAATTCGGCAATTTTAGAATAAACTCAGCCATACGCAACCAAGAAACATGCCGACCCCCGAATCGTAGTCAGCATACATTAGGGATGGCAATGGATATTCAATTTCCAGGTTGGTCGCTCGATAAATATTGGGAAATGGCTCCATGGATAAGGGATAATTTACCTTACGACCAATTTATTTACGAATACAGTCAAAAGGGTACTGTTTGGTTTCATCTAAGTTATAATCAGGCCGGTAACAGAAAGCCGGGAGACCCACTGAAAGTTATGACAATGTGGAGAAATAAATACGATCACGGTGTGTTGAAACGATACGCATAAGCCTGAATAAAATTACCGTATAATTTTATTGATAAATAACAGAAAGAGAATTATATGGCATCTAATCAAAAAGGTTTAGTTCAAAGAAATATCATTACAAGGAAACCCTACTTTGTTGGATTCAACACGGTAGGGCAGCCTAACCCACCTTATTCAATGACTAACATAGATTTAGTAAAACGCGATATCTTAAATCAGTTTGCTACACCTATGGGCGCTAGAGTAATGTTGCCTGGATTCGGAACCCGAATCTACGATATGCTATTTGATCCGTTTGACGAATACACAAAAAATGCAATTATAGAAGACGCTGTGCGAGTAGTACAAGACGACCCTCGTGTCCAATTTGTATCTATCGACGTTTTCCAAAGCGATCATGCATTAACTGTGGCATTAGTCTTACTATTTGTGCCTGAGTCTATAACAGACAGTCTGTTTGTGACATTTAGTCTAACTGACAAGGAATCGTTTTAATGAATTATAAGGAATCAGTATAATGTCAGAGAGCATTAGACAGTCGAACTTGTTTGCAGCGGAAGATTATAAGAAAGTATTTAAAGCATACCAGTTTATCGATTATACCGCATACGATTTCGATACGCTTAAACAAGCGTTGATAAATTATATCCAAACATACTACCCGGAAGATTTTAACGATTATATTGAAAGTTCTGAATTTATTGCAATTATTGAATTACTTGCGTATTTTGGTACAAGTTTGGCATTTAGAACTGAATTAAATAGTCGAGAAAACTTTATCGACACAGCTGAACGTAGAGAAAGTATTATTCGGCTTGCGCAAATGGTTAACTATGTCCCTAGCAGAAATATCGCTGCTAGTGGGTTATTTAAAGTCGCCTCAGTTCAAACTGACCAGCCATTAATTGATGCAAACGGTGTAAACATTGATTCTCGTGCTATATTTTGGAACGACCCTAATAACCCAGACTGGTTTGACCAATTTATTCAAGTGTGTAATTCTGCATTTAGTACGCTAAACCCTTTTGGTCGTCCTACAAAGAACGGAACAATTGGCAGTATTCCTACAGATTTGTATCAATTAAATAGTATTAAGAATTTAAATGTTACTTACCCGGCAATCATTTCTATCAACGGTGAGCAATATCCTATCGATATTTGTAATCCCGATTTTATTACAAATCAAACAATATTTGAAAGAGATCCTGATCCAGCGAATGCATTTAATTTCATTTACAGAAATGATAGCTTAGGTGTTGCATCTGCTAATACAGGATTTTTCTTATATTTTAAGCAAGGTAACTTAATCAATACAGATGCTAATTTTGATTTTCCTGTACCTAATAGATTATTCCCGATTAATATACAAAATATTAACCAAGACGATGTATATGTCCAAGAAACAGATCAATCAGGTAATGTTTTAAATAAGTGGCTTAAAGTACCAGCGCTGGCAGGCGAGAACATTATTTATAACAGTATTCAGTTTGCTCAAAGAAATATCTTCGATGTATTGTCGGGCGCCAACGATACAGTTACAGTAAGATTTACTGACGGTAATTTCGGTAATGTACCGTCAGGTCTTTTCAGATTCTGGACACGCGTTAGTGCAAATCAGGCATTAGTAATTAGACCCGGTGATGTTCAAGGTTTACAAATTAATATTCCTTACATTGGTGCAAATCGGCAATCGTATACATTGCAAATTGTTTTCAATTTAGAGCAAACTATCGGTAATGCAGCACCTGCCGAAACAAACGATCAGATTAAATTGCGTGCGCCTGAAGTATTTTCTACACAATCGCGCATGGTTAACGGAAGCGATTATAATGTGTTGCCACTTATTTACGGTAACCAAATTACGAAAATTCAGGCACTAGACAGAACGTATAGCGGGCAAAGTCGGTATATTGACTTAAATGACCCTACTGGTTTCCACAGAGATTTAATTATATTCGGCCAAGACGGCGCATTATTCCGCGATAATCAAAACATTCTTACAGAAGTTATAAGGGATTCATCTAATTCGGGCACTATAGAACAAATCATTGTAAACACAATTCAAGAAATGCTTAGAGATCCTAAAGTTAACAATTTCTTCTATGACGAATATCTGCCACAATTTGAGAACACTATAAGAGTTAACCCAACAATACCTGTACCAAACGGATATTCTATACTTGATTTAAGTAATCCGTCCCAAACACCGCTATTTTGGAAACCTAGCCCGTTAAAATTTAAGAATACAACAGGTTATTTCGCAAATTCTGCAGCAACATCTGCGGCTGCTATAGAATTAAAGAATACCTTCACCCCCAATAATGTATCAGGCGGCACATACGAGCCGTGGGCATTTATTAAATCTGGCGCAGTATTAGAGTTTGCTAATCCGACTAATCCTGTTGCTACACTAAATTCTGCAAGTATAAACAATGTTGTACAATCGGGCATTCCGTTAATTATTAATCCGTTAAACCCGTATGCTAATATCGGTCCTGTAGAACTAGGTGTTGAAGAACAAACTAATTATCAAGCAATGAAGCTTTACCCTGGTTTTAGAAACGTATTAACTGCAACAGAGATTACAGAAATTACTGCTGCTGTTAATGCAGGCATTTCATTCTGGTTATACTACGATTTATTAGTGGACGAATGGCATACATCTACTAGTGTTACACCTGGATTAACAAATCAGGCCGATCAGCCCTGGGAATATGCACCGCCTATTATTAACGGATTAAATACAGAAATTTATTCCGATTGGGCTCCGTATGCACAGGGCGGATTATTATATATCGCCATTGCTAGTAATACCCAATCGGGCACAACTACATACAGTTTAACAGCAAGGGGCCGAGTTTATATTTTCGAGTCTTACAGAGATGTAAGATTTTATTGGGAACCAAATCAAGTTGTTATAGATAATTCTACAGGATTAGCACTTAAAGATACAATCGAAATTATGCCATTTGTTAATACAAACGAGTCAGTAGATAATAATTTGCCTATTATTTCTAACCCTGTTACATCATTCTTAGATGAACAGATCGATTTTAACATTTCGGGTGTATTTATTCAGGAGGACGGTTATTTAGATAGTTCTAAAGTCGAAATTTCATTAATAGATGACAATGGAGATGGAATTCCGGACGACCCTGGCGGTTTTAATAGAATTGTTTCGCCGATGGATCGTATTGTATTCGAATACTATACAGACTCTTTAACTAACTATCAGAGTACCCGTCCGTGGATTTGTAATTGGAAAAATGATTTGGAAAATGTAACCGGGCCTTTATACGTTTATTTTCCTATGTTAAATCCAGGAATCGATACTACATTATATAGTTCGCCATTTATTGCAGATCAATTATTAACAGGTTTAGATATATTAAATCCAGGTGGTGTATCCGGGCTTAAATATGTATATATGGACGAAGCAGATTTACTCTTCATATACAACTTAGCCCAGCTTCCGTATACAGACCCGTTAACGTTCCCTAACATAACAATTGCCAATCAGTTAAGTGCATTCTTTAATAATAATACGTCGATATATTCGTGGCTCGCCGGTACAGACACAGTTATTAATAAGGCAGACATATTATCGACTTATTTCTTGAGTAAGTCATACTTATTATCGTCTGTTAGTCCTCCGGGATTCGGTGTTTATTATGCATTAGCGACTGCAACAACACAAAATACAGGTTACGTAACCGGTAGCATAATTCGGGAATCCCTGGATACATATCACTTCGATAAAAACGGTAAATCATTCACTCAAAATACAACAGTGCCAGAGGCCAGACAATTACCTGTTTATTTTAAATGGAGTCATTATTCTCCGATTGATCAACGTGTAGACCCTTCCGCTACAAATATTATTGATATGATTGTTATAACAAACAGTTTTTATACCGATGTAATAAATTGGAAAAATGCTAATAGTAAATTATCGACATTCCCGTCAGCACCTACTACGGAGGATCTTAGAATACAATTTCAAAATTTAGATCAATATAAGATGGTTAGTGATTCTATGGTTTGGAATTCGGGAACATTTAAGGTTTTATTTGGAACCCAAGCAGCTACAGAATTACAAGCTACTTTTAAAGTAGTTAAATCACCTTCAACAAATATAAGCGATAACGAAATTAAAACTAAAGTCATTACTGCAATCGATCAATATTTTGATGTTAGAAATTGGGATTTCGGTGAAAAATTCTTCTACACAGAGTTGGCAGCATTCATACATCAGCAACTTTCTAGAATTATTAGCTCTGTTGTTATTGTGCCAAATAATGCTGATTCACAATTCGGAAACTTATTTGAAATTATAGCTAACCCTACAGAGTTGTTCATTTCGACGGCAACAGTAAATAATGTTCAAATTGTAGCAAACCTTACTGATCAGAATTTACGCGTTTAAATATTAAATTATTAAAGAGTTTAATCAGCATATAATTTCCTTGATAAATAATAGAAAGTGACATTTCTATTATTTGGAAACTAAATGACTCAATGTATCAATAAAATACCAACTTCTTGCAAAATTACAAAATACACTAACGGGTATATTAATATCGTAAAATTCGTTAATTACAAGGCAGGAAAATAAAATGACACAATATATTAAAAAACTGCCGGCAGTATTTCAAACCGTAACAGAAAAGAAATTCTTTGATGCAACTTTTGATCAATTACTATCAAAGAAAGATAGTGACTTATTAGCAGGATATATCGGTCGTAGAACTCCAGGCGGCTATAAACCCGTTAATGATTTTTATCTACCTGAGCCTACTAAAAACAGAACTTGGTGGCAATTAGAAGCTACAGCATATGCACGAGACGAGAGTAGCAATAAGACTAATATTTTCTTTTACGAAGATTTACTAGAGAATATTGATTACTACGGTGGCAATACGCTTAATCAAGACAGGTTATTCGAATCAGAGTATTATAGCTTTGGGCCGCCAATTGACTATGATATGTTTATTAACTATCAGAATTATTATTGGATTAATCAAGGTCTTGCAACAATTACAATAACTGGTGTAACTGATACAGATATAGTAGGTCAGTCATCATTTAATACAAATCAGATACCGGGTGCAACTCCTGCTAATTTAGCATTAACAACCGGTATGACTATTGTGTTAGCAGGCGACCCAGTATACGGTACACCGCACATTGTAGAAAATATCGGCGGATGCCTCGGTATTCGTTTAGTACCGCAATTCCCAGATTTTACAGAAGGTACTATATTCGAATATTTAGCATGGGACGGATCAATTCAATTATCCACAGGTCGTGTTATCGATAATGCACGGTGGGACGTAAACACATGGGATACGCAAACTCAGCCTACTAACGGCGATTATATAACTATCGAACGCGGGTCATTAGATAGAAATGCATGGTCCAGGACAAATAAGTGGTTCCATATAGATGCAATTACTGCCACTGTTGCTGCTACAGGTACAGCTTTACCATTAAACTCGACAAGGGCATTAAGACCTATTATTCAATTTATTGCAGATTTGAACTTGTGGAAATCCGGTACACAATTTAACTCCGATCTTACTTACGGATTTAGAAATGATTTATTTGGGGTGCCGTTGCGTTATGCTGACTATCAAGGACAACCTTTATCATTTGTTAACAGTACGCTAGATATAGACATAGCTGGCGGCGAATTAGTTTGCTTCTTTAACGATACCGGTACATTCGATATGTGGGATTCCCATGCATGGGGGTCGCCGCCAGACACATGGGATGCAGGTAGTTTTCAGCCTAATCAATTTATATTCGAAGCAACTATTATGCTCGACGGTACTGTTAATTTCGTACCGTATACTTCCTTCGGTACGCCGGTAGTAGAAGGCGATATTGTTTTCATAACAGAAACAGGACCGTTTGATGCTGCACGAAGAGGCCAAACATGGTATTATAGTTCAGGTTTGTGGCAAGAAGCATTTAATGACAAATTATCTGTAAACCAGGCTCCGTTATTTCAATTATACGATCACGACGGTACCAAGCTAGACGATTCTGTTAAATACCCCGATAGTACATTCGACGGCAACAAAATATTTTCTTATAAATTAGATACAACACCTGGTGCAACTGTTGATCCTGTTTTGAAATTTGCAATCATATACACTGCATTAGGGCAGTCTTCCGATATTGTATTTGAGAATAATCTTATCACAGACAGATATACATATAGTATTGCTCGTTTACCTGTTAATGGGTATTATTATTACAAGACTGCAACAGACCCAGTAATGTATAATAACTGGAATTTATATCAGCCTTGTTTCTGCGATATTGTTGCTCCGCCGCCAACGAACTGCACATCGACAAGTAAACAACGTGTTATCGACAGATATGTTGTCGGTTACGGCACAAAGTATGAATTCAAATTAAGTGTAACACCTTATGGATACCCGTTGTCACCAGATTTAATTGTTTCAGTAAACGGAACTGAAGTGAAAAGTTCGGCTGAACAAATCGGCGGATATACATTTGACGTAATTAATAATGAAATATATGTAGTATTAACAACATACCTTACAGCATTATTAACAACTACACAATCGCAACCGCCTGTTGTCGAACTTCATACGTATACACACGGGTTGTTAGATCCTGATGCACTTGGTTATTTTGAAATTCCGCAGCAGTTAGAAGCTAATCCTACACAACAGGAAATTTCCGAAATTAGTGCAAGTAATCTGGCACAGCACTTTGCGTCTATTATTGCTAACCAAATAGGAGAAATTGGTATCGCTTTCGGCGGAAATAATAATTATCGAGACACACGAAAGAATAGATCCGTTGGGTCATTTATTCTGCAAAACGTATCACCTGCATTGAAAACAATGCTTATGTCGTCATCCGATAGTTTAGATTTTATTGTAAGTGAACGTTTTAGTCAAGACGAATATACTAAATTTAAGAACAAATATTTAAGAACTGCATTACAACTTATTAATCAAGGATTTGATCCGATACAATATCACAATAACACAATTGTAATTAGTGCGTGGGTCGAAGAAATACTAAAAACTATAAACGTTTCTAATGAATTTTCTGATGCATTCGCATATTCTTATATGATTGCAAATGGCAGTATTTATGCTAACGAAACACAGATTGTTCCTGCTAGTAGATCAGTTGTATTAACAGATTATATCGATTTAAGTAATCCAAGTAATGCATTGTATATCTACGATACAACAGGTAACGAAGAATTGCTTGTTATTGGTCAAGACTATGATATTATTTCTACTAATTTATTAATAGAAATTCAGTTTAGCGCATCGATGGTCGGGCAGGGTGTTACTTTTGCATTATATAGGAATCCGTTACCTGCATATATCCCTTCTACACCTTCTAAATTAGGAATGTATCCGACATATTTGCCCAGGGTAGAATGGGATACGTCATATACGGTGCCCACTAATGTAATTATAGGTCACGACGGATCTAAAACAATAGGATACGGAGACTACAGGGATCAGCTTTTACTCGAACTTGAGAGACGGATATATAACTTAATTCATGATAAATTTAGACAAGAGTATTATCTGCCTTTAAGAGTTGAATCGATTAAGTCTGGGTATTTTAGGCAAACTCGTTATACACGACAAGAGTACTTAAGTGTAACTGAATCATATCTAAACAAATGGTCTGCTAAGAATCGCGCCAATTATCGTACTAATGACTGGGTGACTTCGAGCGCTGATTTACCGCTTAATTCTCCGGAACTTTGGAAACTATATAATTACAGGTATTCAGTAGATACATTTGATCAACCTTTAAATTTGCCAGGCAATTGGAAAGGCATTTTCCAATACTATTACGACACGTATTACCCTAATACTCGTCCATGGGAAATGTTAGGGTTTACCGAACAACCTCAATGGTGGGTATCGGAATATGGTTCTAGTATAACAAATACACAAGGCGAGCAAGCATGGCCTAATACACTTGCTTATGCATTAATGTGGCAAGACCTAGAAAACGGTGTAATCCGTCAAGGCCCGAGCGCTATTTATGACCCGATTACACTGCAAGTTCAAGAACAACTTATGTGGGCAAGACCAGGCTTGTCGGCAATTATTCCTGTAGATGCTAACGGCGACATTATATCTGTAATGACATTATTCAATGTTGCATATTCCGGAAATCTTTACAAGCCTTACGATCACTTCGATGAAGACTG